ATTGCAGAAGGATTATCAAAAAGTATCGCTAAAATTAAATGTCTTTCTTTTATGTAGTCAGGGGCTTCATTTTCAATAGCTAAAATTTTATATCTACCATCATCATGAACAAAAGTATTTGAATCCTCTTCCTTTTTTAATATCAAAAAAGTTTCTATATCTACTTTGTTCCTTTCTGAAGATGGGAAAGATAACCAAACGTTCCAATCTTGTGCGTCATACCATCTATCTAAAGCTAAGTTATAATATTCACTAGAAGTTTCTTTTATAAACCACTTATATGTAGTGGCCCATGATGGTGGTTGCGTGTGTAATTTTGCTGTTAAGCTATTTCCCCAATCCGACCATTCTTTCTCTACATATATAGAGGCTTTACCTGATAAACTAATTCTAGCGTCATCAGTAATTACAGGTGTTTCTCTACCATATTTATCTCTAAATACAACACCTAATTGATACGTTCTTAATGTTTTTATAGATTTTGCAGGAAGATAAGTATGTGCATTTTCAGGATATATCTCTTCTGGAATACCAAGCTCTAAGCCATTTCCACAATCAGGATTTATACATGTAGAATGTAACCCAATTTCAAGTTCTATAGATGGAACTGTATAGTTCTGTAAATAATTACCATATATTATTCTATTACCTGAAACTTCTTGAGCTAAAGCTTTTCTAGGTACATTGTCCCAGGGGCGCAATAATTGATTCTCTGGTAATACAGCGTGAATCATTTCGGAGTCTATTCTTGTATATCCCTTTGTTCCACTAAGGGTACTACCACCATCTATTTGCGTGTTCCATTCTACATCGCCAGGAGTTATAGTTTTTACTATGTATACATTTGGGGAGTCAGATTCTTTATATAAAATATCGATAGCAATTACTCCATCTGGTAAAACATCTTTTTCAGGAACAAAGTTTTTTATCGCTAAATACCTAACGTTATTAGTCATACCCAAATTAAAACCCTGTTTAGGTTCGTATTTGAAATCTTCATCCATTGGTCTACCAGGTAAAAATGCTATTTCAGTAAAAGGAGAGAAGGCAGAGTATTCTCCATCTTGATATTTATATCTAGTGGCAAACCTCGGAAACTTAAATTCAAAAAGAGAGGTTGTAACAGGCTCTAGTGTTGCTGTCCATGATAAATCTGCTGCATCAACACCGTCTTCTATAGATAGAATTTTAAGTCGATAAGTGCTGTGGTTAGGAAAGCCAGGTAATCCACCTCCAAGTGCTACCACTTCAACTTTAACTTGCTTTTCTCGAGAAGGATCAGAACTACTAGTTAATATTAAAATATCTCCTACTTTCCAACTCGGGTTACCTATAAAAACAAACCACTGCAGGTGCCCCGGAGGATACGCGGAAGTTGCATAACTTCCAGTTCCATGCCACCCCATTATACCGTTGTTATCAGCCCACCAAGCCGCATTAGTTGAAGTCCAAGTAGCACCTATGGTTTGTCCCCAAACTACAGCTACAGCTGCATCTATAGGTCCTATTAAGCCGCTAATATCTTCGGAAGATCTACTAGGGGTTTGGCTCATCTCCAGAACTGGTCTGAATATTGGATTTTCTTTTATAACTGTGATGTGTTTTTCTTCGATACAAGGAGAATCTTGTAAGGTGGTAAGTATAGGTTCTCCAGTGACTGAATTTACTGGATCGGATTGAGGATCAACCTCAACCAAAGATATTTGATCTATTACACCGGTCCAATCCATGTGAAGACTAAGTCCAAGTTGTGAGTAGCTCCAATGGCTTTGATTAGGATTGCTTTGCTGAAAAATTACGTAGTGAGTACCTACCGTGCCTGGTATTTCTATATTAGGACTTCCTCCTGGCCAAGCCGCAGTGTCATGCCAGTATAAACTGATAATTCCTGAAGTAGAGCTTTCGGTAAGAATCGTGTACGTTAACTTGTAATAACTACCGTTAGTAAGTGGAGTAGTAAAAGTATTACGTGCATAAGATGCACAACCCTGTAACCCCTGTAATACACCGTTATTAATTACCCAATCATCTACGCCTAGATTACAAGTTGACCAACCCGGTACACTCCAACCAGTATTACCGGCGGAAAAATTTCCATTATCGATCAACTCACCGCCAAGTGGTCGATGATAATCTTTTGTTAGAAACTTAGTACAAGTACAAAAATCAGTTGATCCCTGTATAGATCTAGGAATGTTTATTTTTTTTGGTTCAGAATAGTTATCTGTCCAAAAAAGCATATCATCAATTATATTAATACCTGTTATATAATTACTATTACTAAAATTAAGAGCTCTTCGACCACCAGTGTTATAATACGTATCAACTATTACGGGTCGTATAGTACCTAAATTTATATCGTACTCTGCTATTGAATCAATTCCAGCCCCTTCATCAGCAATAAACCAGTACAATTTATCATTTTTCTCATCAGTAATACTACCTATACATCTAGCTTGGAGTGTGAAAGATTGGATTGCTGGCTGACCGTATGGTGTACACTTAACTCTATGTAGTATGTTACCTAATGTCGTTTGTACAGTACCAACATTAGAACCCTCTGACACATTAACATTAACATTTAGCGCATCTCTATATTCTCCATTTGGAACTAATCTTTCATCTAGGTCTTTGTTCATTCGACCCCCAGTAAATTGATGCTTTAACTCGGCCATGTACTAGTGTTTTATTTGTTTAGATTTACCTCGTAGTACCTGAGTAATCTCTTCTAATTTAATATTTGATAATCTTAATTTTGCTTTTCTAGTCTCAGCAAATTTTTCTTTTTTATATCTACGCATTACATACTCTGGAATATTCAATCTAGCAGACAAACAACCGTATACAATCCATTTATAAATTGCCTCCTCAGCTAGTTTATGTACTTGCATTTCATCATGCGTACCTAAACTATCACTTATATATTTTAGAATAACAGTTTTACCAGATAAATTTGAACTGAAATATATCATACCCTTACAGTCATCTATAAAGAAAGATCCATTTGTTTGAGCATGTTGCGGATCTAATCCGTATCTTTCCCCACCAGCCAGCCAATAAATGTCATCTTGATAATCACCCTGGTTACTTGATGGGGTAGCGCTATTATATTTAGACCAAGTATCGGAAATAAGATCAAAAGAGGTAAAAGTTACATCTTCACCTACACCACTTACTACCGCTGCTACCGCAGACACTGTTATAACTAATCCATTTATACTAGTTACAATGGTTCCTATACCAAAAGCTCTATTACCGACTTCCATTCCAACTCGTATATTAGCTATACTAGCAGCTGTTGTTGCTGTCATTATAGGAACCGTTGTGTTCCAACTAAGCCCTTCCACTATATGAGAAGATTCCTTTTGTAACACTAAAGAACCATCTGTATTCGTAAACGTAAGAGTAGTTGAGAAAACTAGACCAGGTACCCAAATTGCACCAGCAGTTGTATCATAGATTGTAATTAATGTTACTCCGCCTTGATTATAAACTCTCCATACTATAAGTGAACCAGAAGGAAATTGAGTTCCTGTTCCGTTATATGGAACATCAACAATCATTCCTGGTAAAACATCTGGATATTCATCGTCTAATGCTAAAAGATTTGTAACACCTGCTGTTGCTTCAGCTGTCAAAGCATAATCACCGTCACTATTTTGTAATATTGGAGTTGGGTTTGAGGTTTTTCTCGCAGGATATATAACATGTTCTACACCAGAGCTATCACTCCATGTTAGCTTAATATAATTAACATAGTCTTGTGGCAATACCATCGCTAAAGATGCAGGAATTTCTATTTCTTGAGCTTTACAAGATTTAAAAACATCAAAACTTAATTCTGCTAAAGCCCTATGAGCGTGAAAACTAACATCAGATCTATTTGTTTTTTCTAAAATTTTATCTTCTCCTGTGTAGGTAGCCATAAAATTATTAATAACATCTGTTAAACTTATAAATTGATAACCACCATAATTATTACTATTATAATATTGTTGTTGTTGTTGTCCTTGAAGTAGTCCGTGTGCCATTTATTTATATTTTTTCTTGTTGTATTTTACCACTTTCTTTTGCCATTGCTATTGAAGTTAATCCAGGTTTATTCATTACTACACCAGCTAATCCTAACACTTTAAATACTAATTCAGTTTCCTCTGAGTCGTGTAAAGTGAAGTTTATGGATGTTGAGGCGTTGTATAATGCTTTTTCCCCAATAATATCATATCCCCATCGTACTGCAGTGGGTTCTGTAATTACTTCACAAGTAACACCTGTTGTCATTCTTCCAGCAAGAGTTTGGACACCGTCCCAAACACGTATATCTTCACCAGCTACATTACTCTCTATATAAACTGGACTTCTTACCAGTGCGTCTCTATGAAAATTGGAATTTAATAAATTATCTAGTTCGTTAAGCGTTACTTTTTTACATACAACTCCATGTGCAAAAATTTTGCCTGTACTATAAACAGGTATAGGTCCTGGGAGAATAGTTGGGTACGTTGTCGAACCTCCTAGAAGAGCTATAACATTAGTAAATACACTTAATTTTTTACTTATTAATTCAATTGAATCGGAAAAAGAAGTTAAATCGGTTTCTTGTCCAGGTATATCTTGCTTTCTCTTGAATTGATCTAAGTCGTAAAAGTATTGTTCAAAGATTTCTAATTGAGCTTGATTAGCTAATAAATTAAACTCTATAGGAGTTATATAACCTCTTTGCTCTTTATTAGATATTGCTAAAACTCTTTGATATACTGTGTCTATACTTACTGGCATATTTATTTATTATTATAAGGGAATAATCTATTCAAAGTTTCTTTTCTTTTATTACAACCACAACCCTTTTTAGTCGTTTTGTTAATAGTTTCAACTACTTTTTTTATTCCAGTTGCTTTTGTTATTTTTTCAATTGTATCGCCTAATCCTTTAGATTTCATATAATTTATTTTATGTAGTTGTGCAATCGCCCCGTAGGGCGATCGCTCACTACGGTTAGATTAATTATTTAATCTTTTCTCTATATTAGAATATATTTCCATACCTTCATCAGTTTTAAACCAATGCGCTAAAGCTGAGTACGGATGTTCATCATAAGGAACTACCATAAGTTTCCTATCATTAGATCCCCACATGAAGTGTCTTTGATCAGTGGATAATTTTAATATCCCCATTTCAGTTGCTTTGATACCAAAATTTCTAAGTACAACGTTCTCGTCATTTGCTAAATCTAAGAACAATTTAGGGTTCTTCTTAGCAAATATAAGTAAATCACGCTTAAGCTCTTTAGAACTCATCTCTGTCACGCTAGAACCAAACTCTGCTCTTAATATAGCTTCTGCCAAATCAACATCCATATTTCTAGCAGCTAATAAAGCGTCTGTTTCTAACTCCAACACATCGATCTGTTGTTCGGCTACCACTTCTGGTTTCCACTCATAATATATTTTATCTCTATGTGGGTGATATAGAGATAGTAGTTTTTGTAAAACTTGTTTCTCTCTAGGCACGTGTAATGCCCCTGATCTAAATATAATATGAGCTAATCTTTGTTCACCTTGCATTTCATCAACAAATGGTGTTCTTTGATTTTCAGTATGTTTTAGCTCTCTTTCATACCCTTTTTCTTCATCGAAATAATGAATATGAGAAGATCTAATAGTTTTAGATAAAGGTTTTTTACCACTTTTTAAATAATAAACCCTATCTTTTATTTCCCAAGTATCTTTTTTTAGTTTTGGTTGTTCTACAACCGGAGCAGTTTTAACCGCTACTTTTTCTTGAACTTGAGGTTCTTCCACCTCAACTTTTTTTGTTTTCTTTTCCATAATATAATATATAATAAAATTAATAAAAATAAAAGGGAGTGGAGACTAAGCTCCACCCTCTTTTAAATATAAATGCTTAGTTTAATAACATAAAGTTATTTGCACCTTGAGTAATTAAACATCTTTCAGATAGATAATGTACTTGCATCGCATCTAATGCTGATGTAGCTGCTCCAACAGCACCAGTAACCCATGTTTTGAATTTCCTGTCGTCTGTTTGTGAAGCTCTATAACGAACATGTAAGAAAGGACGTTTAAGATTCTTTCCTAGTGATTGATCATAAACTGAACTAACTCCAGCCGGAACAAACACTCCTCTTACTGCATTAACAGTATCTATAGCGTTAATAGCACCTCTTGTAGCTCCATCATTTAGATATTTCCAATCAGATTTGTAGAAATCATAAGAACCTCTACGGAATCCTGAGAAACCTAAATTAAGTGCCATGTTTTCTGAGTTGTCGAATACTCCGTAAGAAGTACCACCACCACCATAAGAATTCATTGAAGCTAACATATCATCAACTGCTAAAGCAGTGCTTCTGTTTAAGAACATCATGTTTTCTTCAATAGCTCCTTGATTATCAAATTCAGCTAGAATTAAATCAAATTCTGCTAAATCCAAAGGTGGAATTCCAATAATACCAGATGATGCATTACCTCTAGTTTCAACTGCTTCAAATAATCCCATTGTACCGAAAGTATTTGTAGCTCCATTAAGGAATGAATCAACTCTAGATTGTGCTGGATCACCTTCAACAGATTCAATCATTGCCATTTCTAAGTAATCAGTGAATCGCATTCTAGTTTCACCTTCAGCTTTTAAATACCAAAGATAACCATTTTGACCATCTTCTCCGGTAGTTTCAATCCAACCAATTTGAGCAGTATCAGATCCAGAGATATGATAATAGTCTTTTATGATAATTGGTTTGTTACTAAAAGATGTAAAGATTGGTTCGTTAGCACCATCTGCATGTGCGTTTCCAGCCCCATTATAATCATCACCTTTTTTGTATTCAGAGCCATAAACTAATACTCTACAAACCCCAGCTGCGAAACCAGCAGCGGCTAAAGTTGTAGTTGCACTTGTTGCGTCGTAAGGTGTAACGTCTAAAATACCTGAAGCTGCAACATCTGTAACAAGACATCTAATAGTCGTGTTTGCATCAGCTAACAAAATCATATCATTAGTTCTAATACCATGATCCTGTGTAGTGTATTGATTGGTTGATGTGTTACCATCAATATCAGATGTAATAGTTATTGTACCACCATTAGTACTACCACCAACGGCTGTTGCCATTGTTGTAGCGCTAGTGACAGCTGCTATATAAGATAGATGTAATCTACCTTGTTCTGACCAAACAACCTGATCAGAGGTCATTGGTTCTTCTGCACCGACTTGAGATAAAAATCCACTGATAGTTCTGTTTCCAAAAACTTCAGCTTCTTTTTCCATCAATTCAGGCAGGTATTGTTGTCCCCAGTTTGCGCTTGCAGCGGCTGTGGACGTAAAATCGATGTAATTTGAGGCTAGTGTCGACTGATAAGGAGCCGGCACGCTGTTCAAATTAGCACCTGCGGTAATTGCCATTTTGTTTTAATTTTAAATTATTATTTACTTTTGTTTTTAATTTTAAACTTAAAATCAGAAGAATCATCACCTAACACCCTAAACTTCATACCACCAGCTTCTATCTCACCATGTGATTGTCTAGGGTTCATATCTACATTCTTGGATTTAGCAATACTATCTTTCATAGCATCTGCTTTACCTTGTTCGTAAAAATGATTAGCTACAGCATCTGCGTTCATAGCCGTATAAAGAGATTTATGATAACCTTTAGCGTCTTCCATCACATTGTTTTTATTCAAAAACTTTTTGACAAAATTATTGATGTCACTTTGGGTTTCTTTGACTCCATTCGTATCTTTGACATTAAACCTAAATTTCTTATCTCCGACGTTATATTCAAAACCTTTGAACTTGTCGTTAAAAACATTATCTGTTTTTTGTAAGAATGTAGATTTAGCGGCGTTTGCTGTTTTCTGATTTTCCTCTGTTTCCTTGTTGTACCTATTAAAGAAATCAACTGCTTTCTGTTGCTCACTCGTGAGCTTTGAACCAGCTTTGATATCTTCATAGTATTTGGATTTGTTCTCTTCCAATTGAGTTTTAGCGTCGGCAACTTGCTCTTTTAACGCTAATTTTTTTCTTCGTATATCTCTCTCGTCGTCTACATCTTCGTCGTAAGAGAATGTGTCTTCCATAAGGAAGTTAATTTCTTCGTTGTTTAAATGAGGTTTTGTATTCGTGTAATACTCTTTTAATAAAGCTTCATCATTTAGATTACTGTAATCTTTATTAAGTTTAACATAATCATTTATATCACCACCAGTTTCATCCATAAAGTCCATTAGTTTTTGGATATTTTCTGGGATAGGTTTTCCAGTTGCTTCTGCTTCTGCTACAACTTCATCAACTTGCTCCTGAACCTCATCAACTTCTTCGTTTGTAATTTCTTCTAAAACAGGTGTTTCAACAGTTTCTCCTGTATCTTGTTTAACAACCTCTTTTTTATCAGTTGTTTCTTCAACAACCTTTTCTTGAACCTCTTCGGTTTCTGTGTTATTAACTGGTTGTACATCTTCCTTTGTTTTTGGTGGTGGTTTACTTAAATCAACTTTGATAGGTTTATCATCTTGACTAAGTTTTTTCATTGATGGTTTTTTCTTAACCTTGATTTTTTCGACTGTATTATCTACTTTTGGTTCTTCAGTAGTCTGTTCTACTACCTGTTCTTCTTTTTTTTCTGCCATAATAAAATATTATAAAATTAATAAAATTATCTAGGTTCAAATGCTCCTAGGTCGAAATCACCACCAAGTATATCATTACCTGTTGACTCGAAGTTTTTAGGTGGTTTTTCGTTTTTTCTTTGGTCAATCATTTCTGACTGTTGTGTAGCTTGTATCTTTGTTCTTTGATCTTTACGGTCTTCTTTTTCTTGATCTCTAGTTTTAACAGTTTCCATTTCTGCTTGCCTTAATTGCATATTATACATAAACTCTTGTTCCATTAACTCTTTTTTGAGATTAGCTTCTAACATTAATTGATTAGCTTTTAACTCTGCTTTACTTTGTTCTAAGTTTATTTCAATTTGCGCACTTTGTTCTTGTTTTTGCATTTCAGCTTGCGCGGCTGTTATAGTAGCTTGTTGATTAGCTTCGGATTGCATTTGCATATTCTGCTGTTGAATTGCTTGATCTTTTAATTCTTTTCTGTTTCTTCTTATTTTTAAAAGTTGATTAGCTAATTTAATATTTTTAATTTCTCTAAGATCAATAGCATCTTCTAACTCTATACTTTGTTGTTGTAATGCCATTTGAATATTATTCTCTAACATTACCTTCTCCTCTTCATCTGGTTGTAATTCTATAAATATGCCAAAATCATAAAGATTTAAACTACTTATCTCTTCTAACGTAGCTACATTATGAACTCCAACAGCTTGAATAAACGCGTCTCTTGTAGGTGAATATTCTATAATATCAGATATTCTAAGCGACAAGCATTCTGCAATTTCAGTTGTTAAAAATAATCCAGATTGTAATATATGTCTTGTGGCAGTATTTGAATTAGCCGCAGCTAATTTTTGAACACCCACTAAAGCGCTTTTATCTGGCATACTACCATCTCTAGCTTCATTTAACCCAGTGACATCACGTATCATTTGAAGGTAGTAATTGTAATTTGTAATTAAAGCTTGTATTTTATTACCACCACTCCCACTTGTAATTTCTTGAATTGGAACTTTACCTGGGTTCATGTCACCATCTTGAGTAAACGATCTACCAATAACGCTACCAGTTTGGAAGAACATATTTAAAGCTTCTTGTGGGTTGTAGTTTGTTCCATTACCTAAATCAATTTCAGCTAATCCATCTGCGTCAAGATAAACTCCATCTGGAACCATTCTAGCCATCACCTGTTGTAGCTTTAAATGCGTTAATTGAATCATATCAGCAAACCCTGTAATTCTTCCTACTAATGATTCTATTTTTCCATTATACATTCTAGGAGCCACGATAGCGTAATTCATTTTAACTTTAGTAAAATCACTTTTAGGGCGTAACATATTTCTAGCCATCTCCCATTTAAGTAATTTATTTGTACCAAGAATTAAAGCGCCATCATAAAGACATTCTATGCTCCTCAATAATTTACTGTAACCACCTTCCATATCTTCTGGTGGATTAAACGTATCATCTTTAGGTATTATTTTATCTGCACCGGTTCCAACTTCTTTTATTTTATAAACCTCATTCATATAAGTTTTATAATTAAAATATAAAACTTGAATCTTATTATTGTCATCATCTCTATAAGAAGTATTATAACTAGATTGATTAGACGTTGACATTATCTCTTCTATATCCCCATGTTCTAAGTGAGGAAATTGTTTTACTAATTCGTTTACAGGAATATTTTTAACCTCACCAACGTAGTATATATCATCGAAATATGGTGAATCTGTATGGGAATAAACTAAGTTTGCTGGATCTACATAATCTACAGTAACCCCTTCAGATGTGTTAAACGAAGTTTTAACTGCTCCAATACCTATTGTAGTTAAATCATAGTAAAATCTCTTTTTTGTAAGCTCATAATTATTACCTTCTAACAAAACGTTGATAGCCTGCTCTTCAGCTAACTCAATAGATTGCTTGTAACTAATTTGCATGTGGATTTGTAATTCTTCTTCTGAATTTGGAAGAGTCTCTTGATCACTTTGTTTGAGATCCATTTGAAGATTATCTTTTATATAAGCATCAAAATCTTTGAGTCTCATGTCTGACAATATATCTTCCATATACTTGGTCCTTTGACTTACGCCATACGGATCTTGAGAATACGCTTTTATATCATAAGTTCTTTCAGCTATACCATTTACTACTATATCTACAAATTTTGGAATAATTGGAACTGGTTTCCAATCTAAATTTAAATAGGACAAATCACCGTTTATCGATAACTCATCCTTATACTTTTGTATTGACTGTTCACCTCTAGCGTACAATCTTAAACTATGAAAATTATTTTTACTTGTTTTATGTCTATTACCTTGCCTATTATTATGGAACCATTCAGTCTCTATTGCTTTAGCAACTTTTAAACCATAGTCGTAACTTAATTTTTCAGCGTCACTTACCACTTGACTAGGAAAATAACTTTTTATAACTGACTTAGCCATATTTAATTTTTAATTATTTTTGACATATTACCAGTGTTTTTATATTTAGAAATATGTACATTTAGTTTTGGTTTCTCTATTTTTGCGTTTGGAGTATATAAATGTCTATTGTTTGCCATAATTGCTAAACCTGAACTTATTGTCGCGTCAAACTTTGTACGTTTATTTATATCAAACCTAGTCCAGTCATTCAATAGTTCATTAAAATATAAATCTCCAAATGTTCCATCTTGTTTCATACCAACATGATCTTGGATGTACATCTCAACCGCTGCGGCATGTGCTTGTTTTATGTCTTCACTAGAGTTAGGAATTCCTCCGACTTCTTTCTCTGCTACAGATAATTTATTCCATATCTTATCTGGTCTGTTCATACTAAATCCTCTATATCCTCTTCTTCTAAGATAATAAAGTAATCTAGGTTTATTGTTCTCTGCTAGTATTGGCATGCCATAAAATACTAATGCCATTAAAACGTCTTCAAAGAATATTTCTGCCGTAGGTGGTCTTGATAGATATTCCAAAAAGAAACTATTCGCAGGAGCGTCCTCCATACTAAATCTAGTAAGACCGTGTAACGCTCCTTTTGATCCTTGACCATCTACTGTTCCTGATATATCATAACTATCACACCCAAACGCTCCCATGTGTTCATTACCAGGGTATTTTATACCGTTCTTAAGTATTACTCTATTTTGCAATTCTGTTTTTGGCGTCCAACTTACCTTAAATCTACCTTGAGGATCTGGATAAAATATAACTTGTGTATCCTTTATCCCGTTCACCCATTGAAAATTACCTTTAGTAACCCCAAGAGTTCTAGACATTTCTTCGTTATAATCTATTTGTTCGTATATCTTAACTAGATTAAATATACTTCCTTTTGCTTCATCTCTAAATGCGTGTTCCGTTGTTTTTGGAAATTGGCGATAAAATTCATTTAATGCGTCGTGATCACCTTTTAAACCATCGGCTTCATTTTGCCAATGCTCTATAATTCCTACATCTATTAGTTCGCCATCTGGACCGAACACATCGTGGTTTGGTGTATCAAAAACTGGAAGTCCATACTCATCAATAAATCCTTCGTAGTTCCATTCCATTGGGACAAACAAAGAATATAAACCAGACTTCGTTTGGCCATTTCTATTTCTTTTTGTGACGTCTGATGCGCTATATAGTTTTTTAAAATTTTCTCCACCCTTATCTAATGCGTTTGAAGTAGAGCCCATCATACATTTACCAATAATCCTACTACCCAATCGTAAACATGTTTTTGTAACTCTCCAGTTGTTTAATATGTTATCTGGCCTCTCCCACTTACCACTTTCATCGTGCACTAATAGATTTAATTTTTCACCGTCATAACTGTTATCTCCAGTATTTTTCCAATCAATAGTTGTATCTAATCCTTGTATATTCTCTAGCTTTTCGTTAGTTGTTATCTTTTTTCTTGTAAATTTACTAGCTGGTACTCTATAAGCGAGTTCTGTTTTAGGTCGATCCATACCATCTTGGATAGGTTTAAAAAAGAATGGATAGTTTACGCTAATCGGTACAACTTTATCAGTAAACATTTTTTTAGAATCCGCACCTGTTTTAGACAAAATACCATATCTACTATCAGTTGCAAGAGTGGCTAAGTTAACTGTTTCTGCAGATGACATAAAAGAAAATCCTGAACGTCTATTCTTTAGATAGCATATACCATAACATCTTTTATCTGCTTTACACGCTTCCCAAAATATATAAAACAATCTATTTGCTTCTCTAAAATCTGGAGCACCAACATCAATTTTGCTCCACTGTAAATACATATAATGAGTTCCTACTATATACGTTGGTTTACCTTTGTTTACAAACCAAAACCCTTCATCTCTTCTTTTAAACTCTTCATCTATATAATCAAACCACTGATCTTTGTTCTCATCCGGATAATTTCTCCAATCAAAGATACTTTTAATATTCTTTAATCCTTTAGGATACTCTGCTTTAACCCATTTATCTTTCTTGTGTTTAAATACTTTTTTAGGTATTTTGGGTAATGCTATCCTAAGATTTTGGATTTCATAGATTTCACCAATTTGTCCGGTCTTAGATATGATAATAACATCATGCTCTTTGTTGTATCCATATTTCCATTTTTTACCTTTATTAAGTCTACTAATAGTAGTCTTTTTTATAGGTTCGATTATATTAACTAAACTTTGCTCGTACATTATTTAGATCTACCTTCTGCGAATCCTTTAAAGACTTTTTCCTTGCTCTCTTCAGGTGCTTTTCCCTCAAGTAAGTTCTCTTCCTCTTGAATTCTGTTAAGTATTTCAAATGCGTCAAATATAGCTAGTTTTTTAGTAGCTGCAGCATTCTTTAATCTATCTGCTGATATATCATCGTCTGAATCTACAATTGGTTCTTTAGCGACTTTAATCAGTTCTTCAACTGCTTTTTGCCCAGCTTGGATTATATTCTTCTTCGTCTCCTTGATATTCATATTTGATAGTAATTAAATTTGATAA